AGAAGAATTAAGGCTCCATGATATGTTCTCCAGGCTGTTAAGCTTGTCCTGAATCGCATCAATCAGCGGATCAAATTCTTCTTTGGTAAAAAGATCAATAGTCCCATGAATCGCCTGTTCCAGCTTCAAATTGCCAGCATGAAAAGAATTATCTTCCGTATCCTCGGCCCAGATAATATATCTATCTACTCCGTTCGGCCTTGGCCTCCAATAATGATATACATGATCCGTCAGCGGCACGAGAGCTGCCGCCATGATCTGAAGCTTAGCCACTAATGACATCATGGTAATTCTCCAATCTGCTTAGAGTTAAATCTGTGACTTTAAGCCCGTCATCGTCATAAAGATGCTGCACCGCATCGATTCGATATTGCTTTGAACCATCAACGACCGGATTATCCAGAATCGTATAATCTCCAGCTTCGACATCTTCATTTCTCCAGATCCTGACAAGCTTATCGATCTGTTGATTAACTCCTTTGGCTGCGTACAGTCTGTTATAGCCCACTGTACGCTCGCCAAAGTAAGCATTTTCATACTTTTGAAGCTTCATGTCGGGCATTCGTCCGCTTTCGGCTGTGTTTATTAACTTGTAAAGCGTAAGAATACCCGAATCAAGTAGCATTAAGACTCCTCCCGAATCTTTTGGCTGAACAAGCGATTATTAAGAGCATAACGAAGCATTCTCGGCATCTGTGGAGCTCCTTCGTCGGCTCTCTTGCGATATAGATATGCTGCATACATGACTATCAGATTAACGTCCTGGATATCTTCGATCGAATAAGAATAGTCGCTTCCTTCAGGAGCAGCTTCCTTGTCGATCTTGATTCCCTCTTCGGTTATCTGCTTATAGCCGACTTCGATAAGCTGGCCAAGATATGTATCATGTACGTTTGTAGCGATCTCAAGATTAGCCTTGAGCATCGTCAAGATGTCAAGATTCGTCATCGTCTCACCCTCTTATCATGGATTAGCTGTATCCTCTGCGAAGTCCATATCTGCATCAGGAGTTGTGCCAGCGATGCCGATAGCAACGAACGCTTCGTCAATGACAGGAGTGCCATCATAACGAGCTGTGCCCTTGAATACAGTATTGTCTTCGATGAACTGAACGTGTTCGGACTGAGATATGGATGTTCCGGCTCTCTCTGCAAGGAGATAGAGATCGAAATAGCCGCCGATGATTACATTGTCAGGGATGAAATCAAGAACTTCGATCACACCTCCAACGATCGGCATACGGCCATCAACTCCGGCAACGATAGCTCCGGCTGCATTAACAGCAAGAGATTCAGCAACGATCTTTGAATAAGTTGTCTCGTTCATGACGAAAACCTTCTCGCCGCGGCTGTATTTGCCTTTTGCTGCGCCTGTAGCAAGGATTATCTGCTTGAAGAGCGCTGTTCCTGTTACGGATGCAGCTATGGACTTGATATTGGTCGTGTGAAGATCAACCCAAGGCCTTCTTGTAGCCGGATAATCTGCTGGAGCCGCTGTCTGCACAAGTCTTGTCATAATGCCAAGAGGCATCTTAGTAGCTGTGCCGTACAGAATAGCCTTATCAAGAGCATATCCGATAGCCTGGCCAAGAGCGGAGATGATCTCCTCAGCAAGGTTAATATCGGAATCCTCAAGAAGCGCGTTGCATACAGGGATAAATCCGCCAACCTTGTAGCCGTCAACTTCCTGATCGTAGAAGTTAAGGGAAAGCTCGTTGAGCTTGCCGCAAGCCTCTGTCCAAACGGCTTCAGGAATAGCTCCGGCAACAGTCTGACGAGCTTTTCCAGCTACAGGTCTAAGATTAACGTGTCTAAGAAGCTTTGAATATCTAAGGATATTCTCGCGGATGACACCCAGCATAACTGTGGGAATCAAAAGCTCTGCGCCAGATATATCTCTCTTCTGGCCCTTGAATGATCTAACTCTCTCCAAGAATTCTTTAACTTCGGAATTCGCGAAGAAAGCGTCTCTTTCCTGTGTAGACATATTGAAGAATTTTCTTGTCTCCATGGTGTGAACGTCCTTTCTGCCTTCTTCAGGCTTTGGAGCTTCCGGCACCGGAGTCTCCAGCTTTTTTTCTTCATCTTCGAGCTCTTTTTCAAGATTTCTAACCTCTTCATCAAGAGCTCCCTCTTTTGCTTCATAATCAGCTTTTTCGGCTTCAAATTTAGCGACTTCCTCTTCGACAGCTGCTTTTTCTTCGTCTGTCGAAGCTTCATTGATGGAAGCTTCAAGCTCTGCTTCTCTCTTATCAAAATCATTTGATGCTCTGAGAGCTTCGAGCTCTTTCTTCTTATCATCAATCTTTTTTCTGAGCATAAGCGCCTTTAATGCCATCTCATTCTCCTTTCAGCTTCTTGAGCGTCTGAGCTCTCCACGCTTCAAGAGATCTTTTCTTGATCTCGTCTCTCTGCGCGCTTCTTGCCTTGACGTTCGTTTCTTCGTATGCCGGGAAAGTACATACGCTGACCTCGTACAATCTGACTTTCTTGATTGTCCAATGAACGCTTCCATCGTCTCGGACATCGTAATCCTCTGACAGAATATCGAAGCCGAAAGAACACTGATCCACATCGCCGCGCTGAACACGTGCATATAGATTCATAGCATCCTGATCGTTCGGATTGATCGTGATGCTGCCCCATAATCCGTGTTCATCCTGTCGCAGCTCAAGCGTGTGAGCTGTGTTCCTTCCGAGCACTAAGCTCGAATCATGGTTTATCAAGGCTCTGATATCATCGCCCAAGGTATCATCAAACGCGCCCGGAGCGACTGACTCAGATAAGTCATCAAAAATCTGATAATTTGAATTAAATACAGCAAAATAGCCTTCAATCTTAAGCTCGTTGCCTTCTTCCCTTGTTTCGAACTTGGAAGCGGCGCTTCGAACCTGTCTAGTTGCTCTATCCATTATTCACCTCCCTGGACTAGCTTCTTTTGCAGTCCGGCCATATCATACGGGATATAATTTTCTAACACTCTAAGCTCATCAAGTCCTTCCAGCGGACTCATTCCGATGCGATCTCTGACTTCGTTACCTGTCACGAAGCCTCTGTCACTTAGACCTCCAAACACATTAGCAAGTGTTTGAAGGTCATAATCCATAAGTGAAGCTATGTTAAATCGGAAATACCACTTCGGGGAGAGAAGCAGCTTCCGAGTTAACTCTTGTTGAATGCCTTTGGCTATCGGGCCGATCGTGTTTGTGATGAATGAATTCCATGCATCCTTATGATATTCACCAACTCCCAAGACGAACGGCGGAATCCCAAGGATTGAAGCGACTGTCCTCTTATCTATCTGAACAGTGTCATTAATCGCAAGATCGGCAAGCGTGAGCGGCTTAACCTGCTCTACAGAAAATTGTTCCGCCGGGATCATCCAAGGCTCGCCGCGCTTCCTGTTGGTAACGTATTCATTAACTAACCTTTCGCGACCTTCTGGAGATGAAAATTCATCCGTGAGCGCATCGACTTTGATGATTAGCGATGGCATGAATTTTGACTCCATGAAAGATTTTTCTGTGCTGTGCGCCTGTTTAAGGATCTCCGCCACGTCTCTTAGAGCTATTCGATAGCCTTGGCCCTTCCAGAGATATGTTTTGTCTGGATTAAGCGTAAAATGGAGCACGTCGTCATGATCGTAGCTCTTGCCATCGATGAGCAAGTGATAATCGGAGTAACCTTCATTAATGAAGCTAACGCGCTCCGCTGCTATCGGCTCAAGATCCTGAAGAAAGCCTTTTCTCGTGTGCGGAATTACAACGGAGTTTCCATCGCCATAAAGAAGGAGATTCATGACAATAGCGCTCATCCAAGATTTACGGGTCATCGTTGAGATGGGCTCGATATCTACCTTTCTCGATAGCTCATTGATGATCCTCTCATCGCCTCTATCTGTATTACTCATTAGATAGATAGTCATTGAGGATATAAGCTCCGCTATGCGGCTGCATCCGGCTATAATCTCGGGATTATGATCAAGCGTAGTAAATCCAGAATGACAAAAATCTTTCCAGGCTTCGTCAGAAGTCAAGAAGATTGTCTGAAAATTAACTCCGCGCTTTTCATTTGTTTTTCGATTTCTTCTTCTTTTGCTCATTGCTGCTTAACACCCCACCACGACTGTGCTTTTCTTTTATTCTCAAGGTCGTTGAGCGCTCTTACTGTTGCAAAAACAGAGCAATCAAAAAGGTCGATGCGCTGATTTGGCATGACCTTCTCAAATTGGATCATGTCGTCAGTTTTCTCGACCGCTTTGACGTTGGAAACGCAATATTCAAATGCTTCTGAATGTAAATAGTATATATGGCCATCCTTGGCCGACTTCTCGATATATCGGAAGCCTTCTGACTTCAAGAAGTAGTACTGCGGCTGATCGATAATATTAAAATGCTTGGATTTCATCAGCAAAAAGAACTCGCGAGCGAACTTCCTGTCGTGGCCCACTTGCTTTATTTTGAAACCCATATCGCGCATCTGACAGAACCAATTGACAATATCCGCAACTTCAACAGTCGGAGTGTTCGACATTGTGAGCCATCCGTCTTCTTCCCATCCAAAAAGCGGAATATCATCTTCGTCGGCTTTTTTGGCCGCTGCGACCCTTGGGAAAAACGCGTGCGTGATATATATATCAACATCTTCATATTTGCCATAAAGACACGCGGCCGTCAGATCGTGAAGCTTTGACAGGTCAGCGCCGCCGTACCACTCGACCGGAAGCTTCGCAAGCTCGGCAAGCTTCCAGGAATATTTTTGATCGCTTCGCTTAAATTCCTCAATGTCAAAATAAGCGAGCATCGCAGCCGTATATATATTTAATGATCTCGATAAAAAATCCTTGCGCTGCTGAGGATCATTCTGTGCCTGAAGCGATTCTTGTAATATGTCATCTGGTCTTATGGTTATGCCATAATTCGGATTCGCTTTCATGTGCTGGATCGGACTCGTATAATCGACGTTTCCGCGCTCGTCCATGTCCGCTTGAGCCACGAAAGAAAAAAGACTATCATCTTTGATAGTACCTTCTGCAACCTTCTTGGCATATTCCATGCGTCGATACCCGAAGCTGTTGATATTATCTCCGGCCGTCGTGATTCCGATCATAAGCTTATTGGTATAAGCTTTCATGGCCTCTTTAAATCGATTATATTGAGCTGGCTTCTTATAGGCTGCCACTTCGTCCGCTATAGCAAAATTGCAATTAAAAGAGTCCTGGCTATCTGGATTTGATGCAAGCGCAGTAATATCAATAGATCCATCTTCAAGCCCTTGAGCATCACGAAATATATATCTTATATCATGATCCTGATTGTTATCTCTAATCTTAAATTCTTTAGCAATGCCCTTAATCTCAAGGCTTGACCTCAAAAATCCAAAGGCTTCGAGCGCTTGCTTTAAAGCATTGGCTACGATATAGCACTTTGATCCGGATCTTCTTTGTAAGATTGAGACAGCCCACGCAAGCGCAGCAATAAAGCTTGTCTTTCCGTTCTTACGGGCAAGCATGATAAAAGCTTCTTTGAATCTTCTCTCGTTGGTTCCTTTGTAAAAGAATCCAAGAAGGTTCACAGTTATGAAAATCTCAAACGGCTCCAGGATAAAAGGCTTGCCCTTCAGCGGATTTCCTTCGAGATCTTCTCCCTGGTTATGAACTAAAGTTCTTTCGATTAAAGATATTGCAGCCGTCGGATCATGCATCCGAAGCTCAAGATCTTCTCTCTTAAGATCCTTTAAGAATCTCTTACAAGCATATACGATATGCTTTCCGGCAACTTTTCTCCCCGACACAACCTCGGAAGCATAATCGATAGCTATTTGCTTATAGTCTTTAGATGCCAATATCCTTCAGCAAGTCACCGAATCCGGCTTGCTTCTCCTTAAGAGCATCATCATTCACTTTCTTGAGGCCGGCCGGAGTAAGCCCGAGATCGCGCCAATATGCAAGAGCTGATTTATTAAGATCGTCCCATAGGACAAGCGCTGGATTCTTAATCATGTTGGTAGCTCCGCCCTTGTTTGTGTATTCAACAAGTGGCTCGGCCCCTGATTTTATATATTGTGATTCAGCGTCATCCCTTTTTTCTAAGATAGATGCAAGCGTGTCAATTACATGGTCGAAATATGGTTGATAAGTGCCAGCTTCCCGGCACGCTTTTTTTATCTTGTTCTTCCACTTCCTCTGCTCCATGTGACGACCTCTCGATTTTTTGCATCTATCAAAAATGGACGATTTTTCACTGTTTTATCCTCAAAATTAATCAAAAATAAGCCAAAATCGATTTTTTATATCAAAATCCCTTTTTGGCCTACCCCCTTTAGTCGATTTTTTAAGCCGCGGAGGGAAAAACC